TGGAGAGACCGTTTATGAAACCAAATAAAACATTCATATTATGAGAAAATTTGCATTCCTTTTTATCGCGTTGTGCGCATGTATGACCGTTCAAGGGCAGACTATAGAGTTTGACGACTATTTGGATGACAGCATAAAGGTTTACTCCACGTCATCTGTAATCTGTCGGAGCTTAACAGACAAAATGGTTCTGTCCGTGTCTCTGACAAAATACACGTTTAGGAGCAGTCACGACTATTATACAATAAAGCTGACGGTCAATACTGGCGAACACTGCTCCATACCTAAAGACGGTCGTGTACTCATAAAAACGGCTGATGATTCAGTCATTGAACTAAAATCCATTTCCGATGCCGAATCTGAAATAAGAACGGATATAGTAAGTGGCATCGCAATAAAAACGGTGCAGTTGGTTGGTAATTATGTCATAAGTGAAGCCGACTTGCAGAAGATGTTCAAGGGAGTGAAGAAAGTGCGAATGGAGATTCTTCCTACGAACTATGAAAAGGATTTCAAGAAAGACAAAATAGGAAAAGCCTTGCAAGCAGAATACAACCTGCTAAAAGACAAGGCTTTTAGCGAGCAACGAAAAAGCAATTTTTCCGAAGGGTTTTGACCGACCAACCAAATAAGACGCGGAAAAGCGACCCACGGACTAAAACAATGTCTGTTGGGTCGCTTCGCTATTTATGCGTTCCATTGCAACATTGTAGAACTTCTCCAGCTTTTCAATGCCGATGTACTTCCGCTCAAGCCGAATGGCAGCTATCGCCGTTGTTCCAGAACCTAAGAATGGGTCAAGCACCACATCGCCCTGCTTCGTGGATAGGCTAATCAGACGGGAGAACAACTCCACAGGCTTTTGTGTCGGATGCAACTTTCTCTTCACGCACGGGAAGTGCATCACCCTGTTGTAACACTCGTTGTCATCCACCTTGTTCAACGCCGTGCCGTTGTCATAGATACGGACAATGAATTCCACGTTCTGCGAGAAACGGCTTTTGCTGATAATGGTCAATGGTTTCTCCCAAAGCAAGAGAGAGAACTTGAAGCCATGCTCCTCCGCCCATAGCGCATAGATTGGTATCTGCGCTTCCGAACACATGATGTAAGCGTTCATCTTCTTCATCAGACGGACAGCCTTGTCAAGCCACTTGTAGATTTCATCCTTTGTGAAACCTGCTTTGATACGGCAGTCGCCTGTCTCATCCTCATAGTCATACAGAGACGACTTCGACATTAGCTTCTTCGAGGTTTCCTTGTACATCTTCGTGCAGTTCGACTTCGTGAAATTATATGGTGGGTCTGTGAGTATAAGGCTGATGCTGTACGCTGGCAAATCGTCCATCACGTCGAGGTTGTCCCCAAAGAAAACCTCGCTCTTCTTTATCTCGTTGTAATGCTTCATAGTTTTACATTTTTCCTCATTCGGTCTATCAGTTTGTAAACTCCTCGCTCGGACATCCCGTATTTCTCACTAAGGTGATATATGATGTAGCCTATCTTGTGCCCTTTGGTCTTCATCGCCTTGTACTCTGTCACAAGCTCAAGGTGCATGACATCCTTCGGGTCTATGGCGTTTTCAGCCAGCACCTTCATCAAAGACTGGTTTAACTTCATGAGTTCGTATCTTGTCATTACGCGCTTTCTGCTTAAAGGTTATCCAGGCTCTGTATTATCTCCACCCTATGCTGTGTCTCGGTTATTTCCTCCACCGACACCACAGGACGTATGTTGATTGCCGCTTGCGTGAAACTGTCCGTCAAGTCATCCGCACGGAGGTTCGTGTCACGGTAGGCGTTGTTCACCGACACTGGCACGACCCCTGCCCCGACATTGTTCATCGCCACGAGAAGAGGCTCGAACAGCTTCGTGGCTTTCGCCGTCATCACGAACTCACCGTTGGAGAGGTTCGCAGGAATGCTGTCGGATGTTCCACTGCCCGGTCCGCTCACCTTACCACCCTCTGCGAAGTTCGCGGAATTCACTGTGGATATGGCTGTCGCCATATTGGTCATGACGGTTGCCACGGTCGTTGCGACTGCTGGAATACAGGCTGGCCATCCTACTGCTATTGCTTTTGCGACACCTGCGGAAATAGCCTTACCTGTATCTATGGCTATTTGTGCCAATGTCAATATCTTGCTCAACCTTGCAAAGTTCTCATCGCTCTCACCTATGGCAGAAGTAAGCGATATGAGGCTGTTCGTTATTGCCTTTGAAGAATTGAGATGGGCTTTCTCGTTTTTAATTTCAGCATCACGGAGAGCTTTCTTCGAGTCAATCATGCTTTTATATGCCTGCAATCGGCGGCTGTTGTACGATTCCTCCGTCTCTCCCACGAGCTGACCTTGTGCTACAATGGAATTGTAGTATTCCTCTGCCGCCTGTTGTTTGGCTGCGAGAATGTCCATTTCCCCTTGCTCAACAATCTCAAGATTGAGCATTTGGAAACCTTCTTGCTGGTTTAGATAAATTTCAGCATCTTCTTCGGTCTTCCCCATACGCTGCAACTCCTCTTCGGTCTGCCGTATTTCCATCTCGCTTATTTGATTCTGCCATGCCTGCTGACGAAGGTCTGCGAGATTCTGTTGGTACTGCTGCTCCAATTCGAGCTGTTGCTGACGGTGCGCCTCCTGCAAGTTCGCCCTGCGCTCAAGGAACGCTGACTCTATCTCCAGCTGGTGCTCCTTTGCCGACTGCGCCTGCTCGCTCTCTGCTCCATACTGGGATATGGCCGCTTGCAGCCTTTGCTGCGCATCGTTCATTTGAACACGCTCCTCTTCTTTCAAGGCTTGTTCGTCAAGAATGAGTTGCTGGTCGTTCTGCTCTTTCTTTATTCTTAGCTCTTCCTCTGAGCCTTTTTTTGCGATGGAAAGACGGGAGGACAGCAATTTCTGCTTTTGCTCAACATCACGCTTCAGCTCTTCTTCTGACAGTTTCTCCAGTTCCTGCTGCAATTTTTGCTCCTTGTTGATGATGGCCTGCCGTATTGCCTCCTTTGCCTCCTCGCTCAGACTCTTCTCGGTGGCAAGACGCACTTTCAGCCTGCGTATCTCATCGTTGTATTGCTTTTCAATCTGCATACGGCGTTTCTGCGCTGTGTCTTCCATGAGGTCAAGCATGGACTGCTCCGCTTCCTGCATGGCTTTCAGCTCTGCCTCAGCTTTCTTCTTGGCGGCTTTCTCCGCTTTTGCATCTGAAGTGCTGCCAGTGCCGCCGCTTACACTGGCCTCTGGCGATTCGCTTACGCTTTCTTCTGTTGTTACGGTTTGTGAATGACTTTCAGCGGGTTTCGTGATAACCATTTTCTTCCCTTTGTCTACGGGTGTGCCATTCTTCTCCATTGCTCTTTCATAGATCATTTGGTCTTTTGTCTCTTCCAAAGACAGATGCTTTTTCCTCTTTTCTAATAATTCGTTCTCTTTTTCCAGACTTTTTATAGTTTTCTCATCACCATCCTCTCGTGCCTTGTTTATCTTTTTTGTATTTTCTATTTCCTTTTTACTTATCTTTTCTTTCTCCTTTGCTATCTCTTTTGTGATTTCCAAAGTGGCAGCTTCCATATTGCGTCTGTCTTTTATCGCTTGCCTTTCAATATCTGTCCCTCCAAACGCCTTACTCACCGAAAGGTCTTCTCCCGCCTCCTGTATTCCTTTGACGGCTGTCTTGGCGCTGTTCACAATCTCTGTTGTCCCTTCTTTTGCGTTAGATGTGACATCTTTCCAAAAGTTCGTCACAGCAGTGCCAACTTGCCCTATGCCTCTCTTGATATTATTCCAGTTAAGGGTGAACAGCCCTTCCAACGCTGTCGCCACACCTCCGACAATTGAGATAAGACCTTTGAATGAGGCCGCTATCTGTTTCAGCCCAGTTTTAAAAATAGTCCATACGGTCTTGAATACCACGCCCAAGATGTTCATATTGGTTTTCAATCCGAGCAACGCCACTTGCATGAGACGACTGTTCTCCGTGAAGTCCTTGAACCATCCCACTACACTGCTTACGGCGTTTACAAGCATGTTCAGTCCTTTCTTGATGAACCCTGTAACGGCAGATGTTATCTTTCCAAAGGTGCTGCCCGATGACGTGTCAATGAAGCTGAACAGCTTTTGTATGGCCTCGAAAGCGAGCATGATTACGGCAGTGAACACAAAGCCTTTGAGTGCTGTCTTTGACGCTGTTACAAATCCTTTTACCGCCACGCTGCAAGCCGCCATCGCGCTCTTCCATGCGGATGCAGAGTTCAACGCTGCGGCTTTCTCCCACGTCTGTATCTCCGCCGTCTTCACCTTTACAAGAGCCTTTTCCGTATTGGCGAGTTCCCTTTTGTTGGCAAGCAGCCTCGCCTCTATCATCTTGCGCTCCGTTCCGCTTGCGTTCTCTATGGCAACGGTTTGGGACGCCACGGTCTTGCGCAAGGTTATCTCTTGCTGCTGCAATGTCTTGACTGTGGCACTCGCCGCCTCCGCATTGGTAACGGCCGAGTTCCTTATCGTGGTAAAAGACGCTTGCGCCTGGCTTACCAGTTTCGCAAAGCTGACCGAGGCGAGCAAGGACACAATGAAATTTGTGACCTCCGGCAAGTGTTCCTCAAGCCATTTTATAATTTCCGTCAATCCGTTCATGGGAGCAAGCAACGCATCATTGTTGCTTTCGCCGATGGCTATTTTGAAAGCCTCCCATGCCGAGTCCAATTCAAACAAGGCAACGGACATATCGCTATATGACTGATTGAACATCCTTTCCGTTGTTCCCTGCGCATTCTGTAATGTTCCGAGCTTGCTGTCAAGCTGGTCTATATTATTCACGAGAGCCATAACCTGCGGTGTCACCCTGCGTCCGAACACATCGGCGAGTTTGTTTGCGGAGTCTGATGCCTCCATAATGCCGCTTGCTTTCAGCTTTTGCAAAGTCTTTGTCAGTCCATCTGCTTCAAGTGAGCTTTGGCTGATGTCTATGCCGAACTCCTTGAAAACTTTCTGCTGTTTCGCCGTGGATGTTGATAGACCGAGAATTACCATACGCAGTGCCGTGCCTGCATCTGCCCCTCTGATACCCACGTCAGCAAGAACCCCCAACGCCGCATTCACCTCTTCTATCGGCTGCTTTAACGCATGT